AACGTATGGCACTAGTGCTCAAATGCCATTATGGACAACAAGTCAATCAACACCTCGTCCAACAGGTAGTGTTTGGATTAAAGTTGGTTCTACTGGTACTGGTTTAAATCCAGTAATGTCAGTTTTTAATGGCGCCACTCAATCATGGATTGCTAAAACAGTTTCACTAGCAACAAGTGATTGGACTGTAACTTCTGCATTAGATTCAACAGGTGGTCAAGCAATTCCTGCAGGATCTGTATATGGTCAATATAGTTTTAATGGTCAAATAACAACTGCACCACTTTACATATGGGAAAGAATTGCTACTGGTCCTACTATAGTAACAGGTAGTAATACCGATCCTCAATTTACTGCTGGCCCCTACGCTATGAATGTTTTAGTAAGTGTTCCGGGACAAACAACTTTAAGTTCTACTTATCAATTTACATTAGCAGATGATACAGATGCTACAGATTTTGTAACAGCTTGGGCGGCGGCTGGTGTACCATACACAACTGCGAGTGTAACTACAGACGGTGCAATTCAGTTGACTCATACAGAAGGCGGTGAAATTGTGTTAAGTGATTACTTAGATACATCATTTCTAAATATTAATGTATCTAATGGACTTATTCAAGAAGCTGGATTTATTGTTGATTCAACTATTGGGGTAAAATCCGGCCCAAGTAATTCAGCCACCTTTGAAGTAAGTGGAACTAGTTCTCCTGGTTCAGGTGCATTATTATCTATTATACCAACTCGCGGTAATTATTTGATTAACGGTGCAGGTGTATCTAATCCGAGTTCCGGAGGCAATACAGGATATTCATTAGGAGATGAAATTACTATATCAGGTGATGATTTAGGTGGTACTAGCCCTGCTAATGATTTAGTTGTATATGTAACAGCGGTATCAGGTGGCGCCGCAACAGCAATTACATATATATCAGGTACACCTGTATCAAATTTCCTAACACAATTAAGTAATTGGGTAGAATTTGAATATATTGCTAATGAGGGTGAGCCAAATGTAGCTCCTGCTAATGATACAAATTGGTTCTATAGTGTAGTCAACCAAGTTGATATTATGGTTAACTACGCTGGTGCATGGTATGGTTATGGACTGCGAGATTATGATTCTAGTGGTGCTCCTGCTGCAACCGGAACAAATGAAACTGATCCAAATGGCCCGTTAATTAGTGCGACAGCACCAACAATGCAAAGTGATGACACCGCATTAGTATATGGTGATTTATGGATTGATACTAGTGATTTAGAAAACTATCCAGTAATCAATCGTTGGCAAAGTGTTAGTGGTACCGATCAGTGGGTATTAATTGACAACACTGACCAAACAGGTAGTACAGGTGTATTATTTGCTGATGCACGTTGGTCAGATGATCAGGATAGTATTAATCCAGTAGATGATCCTATCCCAACAATTGTTAGTTTGTTGGATAGTAGTAATCTTGATTTAGATGCTCCGGATCCAACTCTATATCCATCTGGTATGTTATTATTCAACACACGCCGTAGTGGTTATAATGTAAAACAGTACATGTCAGACTATTTCAATAATACAGATTTCCCAGATGAAACATTACCTACATATACTGATACTTGGGTAACAGTTAGTGGTAATCAAACAAATGGTGCTCCATATATGGGTCGTAAGGCACAACGTGCAATGGTTGTACAATCATTGAATGCGGCTATTGCTACTAACACAGCAATTCGTGATGAAGATAACTTCTTTAATTTGCTGGCAACGCCTGCTTATCCAGAATTACAAACAGGCATGATTACATTAAATAATGACCGCGGCCAAACTGGTTATATTATAGGTGATACACCAATGAGATTACCAGATGATGCAAGTGCAATTGAAGCTTGGTCTACTAACACAATAGGTACGGCAAGTACAGATGAAGCAGGTTTAGTAAGTCAACAACGTGATACTTATATGGGTCTATTCTATCCAAGCGGATTAGCAACTGACTTATCAGGTAATCAAGTTGTAGTACCCCCATCATATATGATGTTGCGTACATTCTTGCGTAATGATATTATCAGTTATCCTTGGTTAGCGGCAGCAGGTACTCGTCGTGGTACAATTGATAATGCATTGGCTATTGGTTATATTGACAGTACATCAGGTGAGTTTCAACCTATCAAAACACGTTTAGGTATTCGTGATGTATTGTATATCAATTTTATTAATCCTTTAGTATTCTTTACTGGTGTTGGGTTACTAAATTATGGTAACAAGACTAGCTTTGATAGTTCAAGTGCATTAGATAGAACAAACGTTGTTCGTTTAGTTGCGTACATACGTAGACAACTAACATTGGCGGCAAGACCGTTTGTATTTGAACCTAACGATGCATTAACACGTAGTCAAATTTCAGGTGTTGTACAAACGTTGATGATTGATTTGGTTGCTAAACGTGGTCTATACGATTATCTTGTTGTGTGTGACGAAAGTAACAATACACCGGCAAGAATTGATAGAAATGAATTATGGATTGACGTTGCAATTGAGCCTGTTAAGTCAGCTGAATTCATCTATATCCCGGTTCGCATATTAAACACAGGCGAGCTTGGTGGACAATAATAAAATATGATACCCCATATGGGGTATCTATTTATAAAGATAAATATTAATAATAGGAGAAAAAAATGGCACTTACCGGATCATCATCAATAAACAACATGACAGTAGCAGCAGACATATCTGGTGGAAATCAGGGCTTGTTAATGCCCAAACTACAATATCGTTTTAGAGTTAACTTTTTAAATTTTGGAAATAATAACGCTACTAGTAATTTAACAAAGCAAGTTATTGACGTAACACGTCCGTCAGTTAGTTTTGGTGAAATTACTATCCCAATTTATAACTCTACTCTGTATTTGGCAGGTAGACATGAATGGCAACCTTTAACTATTAATCTTAGAGATGATGCATCAGGCACTGTTGCAGCATTAGTCGGTCAACAATTACAGAAACAAATGAATTTTTATGAACAAGCTTCGGCTGCAACTGGGCAAGATTACAAGTTTCAAACAAATATTCAAATATTAGATGGCGGCAGCGGAATTGGAGACTCAAAAGCATCTGTATTAGAAACTTGGGAATGTTATGGTTGCTTCTTACAGACAGCTAATTATAATAACTTAGCTTACAGTTCAAATGATGTTGTAACAATACAATTGTCAATTCGCTTTGATAATGCGCTTCAAACTCCAGTGGATACATATGGAGTTGGAACAATTGTTGGCCGTGCTACCACTGGTTCATCAGTTAGCGGTGTAGGCTCACCCCCAACGACTAAGGTGGCCGCTGTCACAGCCACAACTTAATATATTAAATGTCTGGATTCTTCCAAAACTTACTAACAGACTTTGCCGGAGGATTTTTTGGTAATGATTACCTTCGTGATTTTAATCACGCTTCTAAGACTTTTATTCCCAATGCATATCAATATGCACCTAAATTAAAATTCCTATTCCATGTGTATTTTGAAATTAATCAAAGTGCATATGCCGTAGGATTACCTCAAAGTGCTAATTTTGGTTTAGCTGTTAAATCTATAAAATTACCAACCTATACATTTGATACCCATACGATGAATCAATATAATCGTAAACGTATTATACAAACAAAAATTAAATATGATACAATAGATATTAATTTCCATGATGATAATGGCAATTTAATACGTAATATGTGGTATAACTATTATACATACTATTACAAAGATGCAAGTATACCGGTAGCTTCAGTATCCGGAAAACAGGCTCAACAAACAGGCATTGGTAGTAGTTCTGGTGCTACGAATTATAATACAAGAAACCTTTATTCACAATCTATTACCGGTAATACAGATTGGGGATATATAGGCGAAGCTTCTAATAGTCCTGCTACTGATATTCAAGCCGGTAATGGTCAAACTAAAATTCCTTTCTTTAAGAACATTACTGTATATGGTTTTAATTCACACAACTATGTAGCATATACTTTAATTAATCCTATCATTACTAGATTTGCACATGATACTTACAATTACGCAGAGGCTACTGGTACTATGGAAAACACAATGACATTAGATTATGAAACTGTAAAGTATTTTCAGGGTGCCATTGATGGAACTAAACCTAGTGACATTGTTGCTGGCTTTGGACTAGATGCCAATTATGACAGACGACCAAGTCCACTCACTAGACCAGGTAGTCAAGCCAATATTTTAGGTCAAGGTGGTTTAGTTGATGGAGCTGGTGGAATAATTGAAGACTTATCCGGAACAATTACTGGAGAAAAAGCATTGAGGGCTATACAAACCGCCGGTACTACATACAATACTCTTAAAAATATAAATTTAAAACAAGCAATTAAAAGTGAAGTAACAGCTGGTATTACTAATGCTATTATGAATCCACAAAATAATACTGGTAGAAATGTGTTGTTTAATACTTTGATATATGGAGCTTCTGGATCTAAAAAATCGGCAGACGTAAAAGGTAGGAATGTAACTCCCCCTCCTATAGATAATGGAAGATAAATTATGGCAAGAATTATAGATGACCGCACAGCAACTGAGTTAACAGTTAAAATATTTGATGATTTCTACGCATTTAACTTAATAGTTAACGGAAATGAATTTGATATTGTTAACGGTTATTTCAAAACAGTATGTGATACTAGGATTATAGCCGCCAATTTCACCGCATTTTTATTTAGAATATCACAAGAAACTGGTATTCCTGTATTAGATTTGTTAGGACAAATTCAAGGTACTGGTACTAAATTACAAATGAATCAAGTTATAGCATACTATCTAAACAGTTTTAAATCTAAAACAAGTTTGTATGGTGTAAGCACTATACCACAACCAACTCAACCAGTAGCACGTAATATCGTGCAATAATCATGGCAAAGTATGCTCAAGGTACATTTGTTCCAAAAAATACTCAAAAATATGTAGGTAAACATACCCCTAGATATCGTAGTGGTTGGGAACTTACATTTATGATGTTCCTGGATTCTAATTCAAGCATAATTCAATGGGCAAGTGAATCAATTAGAATTCCATATAGAAATCCCTTAACCGGAAAAGCTAGCACATATGTTCCGGATTTTTTAGTTTTATATGAAAATAAATTTAAGAAGCAAATAGCTGAACTTGTTGAAATCAAACCAAAAAAACAATCATTAATTGAAAGCAGAACAGCTAGTGCTAGAGACAGAGCTATTGTAGCAGTCAATCACGCTAAATGGGCATCCGCACGTGCATGGTGTTCTCAAAATGGTTTAGTTTTTAGAGTAATTACAGAAGATACTTTGTTTTACAACGGAAAGACTAAATAAAAGTGTAGTTCGCGGGCATCTCACCTCCCCAACTACTCTAATGCTATTAAGGAGCACCAGCAATGATATTTATAAATAATCGTTATACTATAATCTATTATAGAATAATTCAAGCCGCATCACACCAACAATCCATTACTGTTGGAAAAGAACGTCATCATATAATACCAGAATCATTTTTTAAAAATAGAAAAAGAGCTGGACCGGTTGGTTGGTTACCCGGAAATTCAAACAACATTTCTAATCTTGTATTTTTAACTCCACGTGAACATGCATTCTGTCATAAGTTACTTGTAAGAATGACTACAGGTAAAATGAAATCTAAAATGGTATTAGCAATTTGGCGCATGATGAATGGAAAAAACCATAAACTATTTTCGTCAAGGGATTATGAAAAATATAGGGTACTTTTTAGTGAATCCATAAAAACAATTAATTCTGGTAAAAAAAGAAAACCATTAACAGAAGAACATAAAGAAAGTCTATCACTTGTATCTTTGGGTGTACCTAAATCAGAAAAAACAAAAAATAACATGAAACTGGCTTGGAAATCAAGGGATAGAACAGTTAAGGATTCAACTAAGGAACTTAACCGAATAGGTAGTACAAATTATTGGTTATCTGATAGTGCTAGAAAATCTCAATCTGAAAAACGAAAAAATTTTTTAAAAACAAATCCCACACTATTAGACAAACAAATAAAAACACTTAATAAATTAGTTGAGTGTGAGTGCTGTGGAAAAGTAATGAATATAGGTAATTACAAAAGATGGCATGATAATAAATGTCATAAATAACATATGACGAAAAAATTACAAGAATTGTTTGAACTTCCGCAAGATGAAATAGATAGCTTGCATTTTCCTATTCCAAAAAATGCAAGTGAAATAACAACTGATGCATTAAATGCATTAGAAAAGATTGACCAAGCATTACCTCAAGTTCGTGGATTAGAAGCTAGTGATACAGAACTAGATGAACTAGCACAAATGGCTGTTGATAGTTTTAAGGATCTAAGTGATTTAGGAATGCAAGTTGATAGTAGATTTTCTAGTGAAATCTTTGGTGTAGCAAGTAATATGCTTGGCCATGCTATTACTGCTAAAACAGCAAAGCTTAATAAAAAATTAAAGATGATTGATCTACAGCTTAAAAAAGCACAGTTGGATCAGAAATTAGCTAGCAAATCTGAAGAAATAGAAAATACTCCAATTGGTGAAGGTAAAGCACTAGACCGTAATGAACTGCTTAAGATGTTGGCTAGTAAAACAAACGACCAATGATAAATACATAATACAGGAATAACGCAATGAAAAGCCTAAAAACATACATAACCGAAAGTCTTAAAAGTTACAAATATACTATAAAGATTGCTGG